CCACATCAACCCGATGCGCCGGGAACTGGCACTCGCGGAGCCGTTCGAAGGCGGGCACGGAGAGGATGTACGCTGGGCCGACCGGATGCGAAAGCGCGGCGTTCTGAAAACGGAACACGTCATCCCGCAGGTGATGTACCACTACTATTTCCGGAGCCAGAAGAACCGCGGAGAGCCCTGTTCCAACTGCCAGAGCGAATCGACCGTAATTGTCGAGCAAGGAACCTGGTGCAACGGTTGCGGAATTTTGTGCGAAGTTCACGCCCCACGTAGATCCTGTTTGTGGGCTTAGGCTTTCTTCTGTACGACGAGATGCAAGTCCAGCGCTGCGTTCGCGTAATGCTTAATCCAATGGTCGCGCACTTCCTGGGCCTTCCCTTGCGCTTCGGGATCGGGGATGTGGCCCTGCCCGACAATCTCGAAATCGCAGTGGCACCAGTTGACCTTCTGCGATTCGCGCCACGCCTTGTTGAAGTACAGATAGCTTTGCTCGACGATCGGCGGCCACTCGCTGCGGTAGTCCATGAAGGCGCGGAAGGAAGTCCAGTATTGCGTGATGAACAAGGCTTTCGCGCCGGGAACGAGCACGCGCCAGAGTTCATCCATCCACGGCCCGCGCTCTTTGCCGGGTATCTGCTGGAAATAGTAGGCGCAGCGAAACTCCTCGACCGATTCTTTCTTGAGGGATCGCCAGTCGATTGGCGTAGAAATATCCTTGAATCCTTCGGGGCATCCGTCACCGATGTTCAGCTTAATGAGCTTTTTCAATGAGATACTCCGCAAATAGTCGGTTGACGAAATCGGGAATCCAGACCGCTCGTCCTTCACATTTAATCAGATCATGCATGATTCGGCCCTTATCGCCATATCTGGAAATGAGTTCAGATTCTCCTAATTCCATGTCACTGATTTCGACTTTATCACTCACCAGATTTCTCCCGAATTTGGATCGAGATGCCCCACTTTGCAGCGCGTATCGCAGGCAAAACGATACCCTTGTTTGCCGGCCTTTTCAAAAAAGAAAAGGTCTTGCGTCATTAAACGCGCTCCCTGCCCATGCTGGTATTCTTGCACCGTCTTGAACCATGGTTTTTCGATCTTTTTCAGCATCGAAATCCGGAACAAGGTAAAGCCCATTCCTAAGCCGTTACATTCTTGAATTGATTCTGGAATTGGCACCTGCGGCTTAAACTCTTTAGGCATTTCCTTGGGAGAACCGTAGATCATGGGCATTCCAGCTTCTCCCTTGGTCCAGTAGAGCCCGCCCACGGCATCGAACTTGTCGATGGACTCGTACAGTTTCAATAGGCCGTCCGGCGGCGGAAGATTGTCTTCCTCGACGGTGAGCATGTATTTCCATTTGGACAGTTCCGGATGCGCCAGAATCGACTCCACCGAATCGTTATACGCTTTGCCGACTTCCTCGCCTTCGATGACCATGCGCAGAAACTTCTGATTCATCGGCGTAATCATCCCCCACAGCGCGTTGCAGACCTTGGCGGGAATCATGCCGCGGGTCGGCAGGACCATGACCGTCGATAAATCCTTGTAGGACTTGGCCGTTTCCAGGCGTGCGATGGACTGGCTGAGATTGCGGTTATGCCGCCCGCCAGATTCCGGCACAAACCAGGATGGAAATTGTTTGGGTTTCTTCATTTTCGAATCCTTGCCATTTCGCGCTTCTCTTCGTTCATGCGCTTTCTAATTTCGGCAGCGTTGCGATCGAGGAGACGATTGGTATGGCGCTTTCCCACCCGGAAGATGGACAGAAAGAAATTCTTGACCATGTGCCAGTTGGAAATGATGATCGAGACAAAGGCCATAAACATGACGAAGTAGAAAAAGAACCCGATGGCACCTTTGAGAGCCACGAGGATCGGCGGAATGAAACTTCGAGCGACGAGCATATAAATCGTTGGTGGTGGATTTGTCTTGAATCCCATGGTGAAAGCGACCCATCCCTGATTCGTTCCGAAATTCATGCTCGCCGTTCCCGTTTGTGGGGAATTTACGTTAGCCCACTCCCTGCCATTATCGAAGGCTCCAGTCCCCAATGTTGCTGTAACTCCGGCAATCGTTCCAACACTCCAGGTGCGGGCACCGCTGTTGACAGCGGCGAGCATGACAATCAGGTCGGGAGAGGTAGTAGTAAAGGATGAACTGGTAAAAGTCGTGTTAAAAATGGTGAGCACGCCAGCCGTGGTTGCTCCGGAATCGAGGGTTGCCGGTGCGACGAGTCCTGAAAGTTCACAGACCTCCATGGATGAAAAGACAGATGGCGCGCCAAAAGTTAAGGTCACGGTGTAGCTTCCGCCCACCGGATCGAGCACATACCCGTCCACACCCCAAACTCCGGCCGCGGCATTGGCTTGTACCGCCGAGGGATGATTCCAGATATTAGAGCCGGAATTGTCGCTGAAAACTTCCGTAGTGTTTCCAGTGCCTTGATTCCCCATGGCCACCAGAGCATGACCAGATCCGCCAGTCGGAGTAACCGCAGCCGTGATAGTGGATGTGGAACCGGCAATTGCGTTACCCCAGCAGGTTCCCATAGACTGCGCACGGGAGGCTGCTGGGATGGCGAGCAGCACTCCCAGAAGTAGAAGAAGTTTCTTCATGCTTAACTACCAACCAAGGCGAAGTACGGTTGAGCGCCCGCCGCCGTTCCCCAATAGGTAACCGCTGTAGACGTAATGTTGATGGACACGGGAATAGCGCCCGTGCTCATAATCCCGGCCAGGAACACGCTGGGCAAGGCCGAAGTCGTGGATCCGGTTCCGATGTACACGAGATTCGGCACGGTCAGGTATTGCGGCACGATTGACTGCGTTACGCCGGAAACGGTGCTGACGGCGGTGATTGCTGTAGGTGCAGCGGTGAATACCGTCCTGCTGGCTACCGTTGGCGCGGCGCTGAATATGGTGCGTGGTTGAATGCTGAATGTCTTCGTGGAAATCGACGTGGCCGAGGCGATGGCACTCGCCGCCGATCCTGCAAACGTATTGGAACTCAGTTCGTAGTTATTAATAGCCGCTGTGCCCGCATTGCTTAGAACCACAACTTGCGCCGTTCCCGCATTGCTCAAACCGGAAACGGCTGTGGTGTTGATGCTGGTCACATTCGAAATCGTTGTGCTGTTAGTGACCGAAGCAACCGCTCCCAGGAGATTGATGGTCCAGGTGCTCGATGCCTGCGCGAAGTTCAGGAGGTTGCCGACCACATATTCGTCTGCCGGAATGCTGGTCGTGGCGAAAGTCATGGGATGGATCTTCGGCACCGACCAGCCACCTTGAAACTGCGTGAGCGACACAACAGCGCCAGAGGTCGATGTGCCGGTCTGCCAGGCAAAGGTTGCCGATGCGCTGGCTACGCTGGCTAGCGACGAACTGTTGACGAAGGAATAGACCACAAAGGATTGACTGAGGGTTCCGGCGCCGTTCGATGTGGCATTGAACGACATTGCCAGGGCGAGGTCTATTTCGCTCAAGGTCATGGCTGCCGGCACAAACATGCGTTGCAGGAACAGGGAACTGCCAAAACCGGCGGTACCAGTGACCGTTCCGCTGGCGCTGGCGATGGACCCGCCAATTTCTTGCAACGACATATTCTGCGTCAGGCTGATGTTGGAGGCGAGCAAGCTGGCCGTACCAGAGGTCAGAAACGAAATGACTGAGGCTGCGGTGGTTATGGAAAGCCCGGTTCCGGCGGCAAGAGTCATCGTGCCGGTCGAGGAGGCAAAACCGCTGGCTGAAAGAGCATTTAATCCACTCACAGAGACGGTCATGGAACCGGCGCCGGTGGCCGTCTGCAAGCTGATGTTGTCGCCTGCCGCAAGAGCGAGAGAGAGCGCGGTGCCGACGATCGACGTACCGGATGCTGAAATCGTGTTTGTTCCGGCTGCGCCAGCGCTCGGATTGGGGCCGATGACAGTGATTCCGCCTGCCGACGAGGACAGGGTGATATTCGATCCAGCAGCTAAAAGAATCGTTCCAGTGGCAGTCGTTGTTGTTCCCGCTGTCGCTCCTCCGGCGGTAATGGAACTAATTCCGAAACCGCTCACGACGCTCGGCGTGGCCGTGGAAACGGAAATCGTGATGGTCGAGAGGTTGGAAGCGAATCCGATGCCCGCGCCAGCAACGAGAGACACGCTTGAGGAGCTGGCATTCAGCGAGAAATTCGTAGCGGCGGGGACGGTGGGACCGGCGATCGAGACGGTCATAGCGCCGGCTGCCGTGGCGGTATTCAGGGTGACGTTCGCTCCAGCAACCAAAGCAAGAGAAATAGCCGTTCCGGTGACCGATGTACCCGAGGCGCTGATGGTCTGCGTTCCTTCCGCTTGCACGCTCGCCGAAATCGAAATGGTAGAGAGGTTCGAAGCCAGGCCAATCCCGGCGCCGGCCACAAGCGAAACGCTAGAGGTCGAGCCATTGAGCGCGAAATTCGTAGCCGCCGTGGAAACCGAAATCGTAATCGTCGAAAGGTTGGAGGCGAGTCCGATTCCTGCTCCTGCGACCAGCGACACGCTCGAGGAAGAAGCGTTCAGGGAAAAATTCGTAGCGGCGGCAGGTGCCGGGACGGAAATAGTTACTGTGCCGCCTGCGCCTACGCCCACGCTTGCAATTCCCGCTCCCGAGAAATTAAGCAGATTATTAAAAGTGCCGGCATTACTGCTGGTAGTATTTCCGAGCGCTGTCAGGGAAATGGTGCTGAAGTTTGTCACCGCGGGAGTCGTAGCGGAAATCGTTATGCTGCCTGCGCCTACGCCGACGCTGATAATCCCGGCACCAGAGACGTTCAGCAGGTTGGAAAAGGTTCCTGCTGAACTGGATGTCGTTACGCCGCGCGCCGAAAGCGAAATCGAGGAAGTCTGCACACTCGCGGAAATCGAGATTGTCGAAAGATTTGAGGCCAGACCAATCCCTGCACCTGCAACAAGCGAAACAGAACTCGTCGATGCGTTGAGAGCGAAGTTTGTTGCGGCAGCGGTGGCCGGGCCGATAATGGTAATTGCCGCATTGCTCGCTTGACTGAGGGTGATATTGGTTCCCGCGACGAGAGAAAGCGTGCTGGCAATCGGTGCCGAGGTGACTGTTCCGGCAGTTGCTCCTCCAGCGACAGAGGTGGCTGAAACATAGAGTGTGCCTGTGGCTGCGGTTGTTGCTCCGACGATGGTGATGCTGGATGCGCCACTATTGAGTGTGATTCCGGCGCCAGCCACAAGAGATACACTCGAGGAACTGCCATTCAGGGAGAAATTCGTACCAGTCGGAAAATTCTTTGCCGAAAGAGTGCCCAAATTATTGTAAATGGCTTGCCCATCTGTTCCGAGAGCAGCGGCTTGTTCCGACAGGTTAATTTTTGTCATTTAGAACCTATAATTGCAAAGCAAGATGTCTCCCGTTTGTGGCGGCGCTGCGAACGTGATGGTGGACCCGGCTAGAGTGTAATCCACACCGTAATTCTGAAGAAGCCCATTTAAGTACAGTTTGAGGGAATTACCTGGACTCGGAGCGTTCACCAGCATAAAAGTATCGTTGATGCCGTTGATGGTGCCCATGGGTGTTTCATCATCGACAAAGGTCGCAGCTGGCCCTGCGGTCGCTAGGCGGTAATAGGCCAAGAGCACATCTCCGGTTTGCGGAGGATTCGCGTAGGTGATGGCAGTTGCGGCCAAGGTGTAATCCACGCCGTAGTCTTGGAACACTCCATTCAGATACAGTTCGAGGGAATCCTGGGGATCGGGTGCCGTAGCCACCGCGAAAGATGTGTTGGCGCTGTCAATCACTCCGGTCGGCGTCTCGTCATCGACAAAGGTAGCAGTCGTGCCGCCACCGCCGCCCGATGCCGAGATAATAACTTCTTCCTGCATCACGGTCAGGGTGATGTTCGATCCGGCTACAAGGTCTAAAACGGTTTGATTGGGATTGTTGACGCCATTGGTTCGGAAGACGATCTTTTGCTTGTAGACTGGCATCAGTCGTCCAGTAACGGAAATTCCTCACCGTCGGCGGAAAAGAAATCGCACACATAGTTCGGTTCGATCGAAGCATCATCTTTCGGGCGGAAAATTTCACAGGTGTGATGCTTGTCTACTTCGCGCGTGAAAAAGTGGACGCACTTGCCGCAAAGGGCATCTTCGGTCGAATCCCGGTAATTCACTTCTTCCTCGGCGAATTTCAGGGGACGGTCGGCAATCATCCGGTCATACAGGCTTTTCGTGACGGTGGCCATTACCGGACCTCCACGGGCGCAACCTCTACGTCGGACGGGCGGGTGCGGGCCTTTTCTTCGAGCGCGGCAATTTCTTCTTCGGACAACTCTGGCACTTCACCCGGAGCAGGGCCAAACTTTCTGCCGCATCTCCCGCAAAAGCGATCGGCCCGGTCTCCAATTTGTCCGCACTCGCATTTCTTTGGAGTCACCAGCATTTCGCCGTCTAATCGGCAATACGTGTCTCCGACCCTAGGCTTCTGTGAACATCGTGGACATACGAGCGATGAAGGCGAGACGGTTACTTTCGGTTTCTGCGCATCCTCACGAATCATCTCTTGAACTTTAGGATGGCAAGCGCATCTACAGTCGGATTCATGGCAAGCGGAGTGATTTCCGCCCATGCACATTTCCCCGAAGCCGGGCATTATTTCACCGCTACTTTCTTGGGATGCCAACGCGCCATCGCTGCTTCTCGCGCTTTTATGCGGTTGGCCGCGGTCTTCTTCGGCGAAGACACCCTTCCCCCCTTGGCCGCTCGGCAGCCGAGACACGGGAACGGTCGGTGGTGGAGTTGACAGATTCCTTTAGTTCCAAGTCCTCGAGGCATTGCCGAACAATACATGAAACGATTGACAGTTGTCCATGCCCAAGCGTATGTTCATTGCGAATGCCGCAAGTTCCACCATGCGCGAATCATTTGGAAGGCGTCTGTCCTCGAAGCGACACATACGTTGAGGGGGAACGCCACGAGTGTTTCGTCATCAAGTGCCGTACCTGCAAGGGAATCAATATTTTCCCGCGTGAAAAAGAAGAAGCGCGCGGCAAGTTCGATGCGTTTATGAAGCACCAAGCCGCACGCGAAGCACAACGCAAATACGAATCAAGCCGACCAGCATTCTCATTGCCGACCAGTGGAGGAAATAAATGACGACCGATACGAAACAAAAAGTGGTGGCCTCAAGCTACGATGTTTCCGAAAAAGTGTGTCATGTGAGTGGACATCTAATAATCATCATGAATGAGGATGGAAAAGGAGATTGGAAAACGCGATGCAACAAATGCGGATTGACGCTCGATGAAATCCGCAATGGTGAGATGGCCTAATGTCGATGTCACCTGAACAGCGCGCCGCCGCTTCCGTGCGCATGAAAGAAATGCTCGCCAAGAAAAGGGCGGAGAAAGCCAATCCTGCCTTGCAAGAAGCTCTCGCCAAAGCGCCGTTCGCATCCGATGCCGTAGTGGAAAAAGGAAACGGTTCAACGAAGATTCAGCCGCTCGACCAAGTGCTCAAAATAGACTCAAAAAGCATTGAAGTGTCGGTCGATTGGCAGAACATGTCCATGCCTCAAGCTGAATCGCTCTACGCCATCCTGAAGAACGAGTTTGAGAAGGCCGGTAAAATCCTCAATTCCCGGCACACCGCCGAACACGATGGCTATACCTGCTTCATGTGCCACAAGCATTTCGCGGGACGCCCCGGCATGACCGACCTGAGTTACCAAGACCCCAAGACCGGACTGTTTCCCCGCGTCGATCTATGCGGCGAACTCTGTGTCGTGAACTACCACAAACTGCGCATCGACATGCGCACCGCGAAACACCTCGACGAAGCACGCGAATTACAGGAGCGTTAATTTGGCGCTGCCTGACTCACTGTGGCTCGATCGTTCCCGTCAACTGTTGACTCGTCTTCCGATTCGTCACATTTCAACGCAGCGCATGGCCCCGTTTCAGTTCAATCCCAACCAGGAATTACGCTGGCGCATGATCTGCGACCAATGGAAGCGCGAACGTAAAATCCGCGTGATCGACCTCAAAAGCCGCCGCGTGGGAGTTTCCGCGCAAACCGATGCCCTGTTTTGGTGTTTTGCCATGGCCTTTCCGCATATGAATACAAAAGTCGTGGCTCACCTTGCAGGATCGGCGGAAGAATTGTTTCGCGTTCCGACCGACCTTTCGCGCGCTTTCCCCGGATTCCAGAACGAAGACATCCAGCAGAAACGCCTGCGCTTCGCGCATCCAGAAGGCGATAGTCAAATGACCATGGCCACCGCCGGAACCCCGTCCGCTGGCCGTGGTGGAACTCTCTCGGCACTACATCTTTCGGAAGCCGCGTTCTATCCCTCGGACGAATCCTTTACCGCCATGATCTCCTCAGTGTCCAAGGGCGAAGGCAGCGTGGTGGTCATCGAATCGACGGCCAATGGACGCGAAGGACCAGGCGAAGCGTTTTCAGAGTATTGGGAGAATGCCGTCGCCGGCCGGAACGGATACGTTCCCATTTTCCTCGGATGGCTGAATGATCCGCAGTGCCGGAGACCGGCGGAAGAAGCCGACGACGCGCCGAAAGACGACCTTGAAAAAGAACTGATGCTCCCGCCGTTCAACGCCACGCGCGAGCAAATCGCCTGGATGCGCCGAACGAAGGCCGACGACTGCCGCGACCAGGAAGTGAAGTGGCTGACCGACTACCCGCATTGCCCGGAAGTAGCGTTTCAGGTGTCGGGCTTCCCTGCTTTCCCGCGCGAAGAATTGGCCTACGCCGAATCGACCATCAAAGACCCCATTTGTCGGGGGAAATTTGCGCGTATCGGCTCGATGCCGGGATACAAGTTTATTCGGGACGATCAAGGCCCGGTTTTCCTGTGGAAGTTTCCCCTGAATGAGCGAAAGCAGACCGACGGACTGCACTACTTCGTGGGCTCGGACGCGGCGCTCGGCACCGAGGAAGGTGATTTCGCTTCTTACGTGTGCATTTGCGGCGAAACCGGGGAGTTGGCCTGCCGGTTCGCGGAACGCATTGCGCCGGAAGTGCTGGCCGATCAACTGGATATGTGCGGGCGCTTTTTCAACATGGCCATGGTTAACATCGAACTGACCGGAAACCTGGGTCGCTGGGCGCTCGTGAAGCTGCGCGACGAATACAAGTATCCACGGATTTACCAGTGGAAGGGACGCGACGACCGCAAGCGCGGGAAAAGCAAGAGCATTGCACTCGGCTTTGAAATGAACCAGGCTACGCGCCGATTGATTGTCGATGCCGCAAGAAGCGGTATCCGCATGGGACTCAAAAAAGAACCTGGCGCACTCGTCATCAACGATCGAGCGCTGATGAGCCAGTTGTCGCTCATGACCATCAAGGAATGGCGCTGGGAAGTGATGCGCGGGCACGACGACATTGCGGTGGCGTGGATGATCGCGGCCTTAACAAGGGAACAATATCCCCCGGCGCGAATGAAGTTCGCACCCCGCAACACGATGGACCCGGAGAATCCGAGACAGATGCTCGAAGGATTGCCGATCAAAGAGGAAATGACCGGATTTTTGCGAAAAGAAATGTGGAGTGAGATGGCCCGCGCGGGACTCAGCCGCCGGGAAGCGACGTTCATGCGCGGGACCGGCAAGCGCAAGATCGACAGATTGCAGGGTATATGATGCCACCAAATCCTTGGTACATTTTGCAACTCGACTTGCTCATTCAAAAACTTAAGGAACAGCAAAACAAGGGAGCGGAAAAAAATGCCAGCGTACACACGAGGCGAAGCGAGCCTCGAAAGCTACCTCGTTAAGATCATCGCGGCGCTGTGCCGGCAAAACGGCGGAGAAATCCGCATCAAGGGCGACCAGATCGACGTGATCGACCAGCCGGTAACGCTGCTCAAGGATTGGGATTCGAAGTCGCAGGAACTTGTTCTACGCACGCATCTCGGCAGTTTTGGCGAAGTGTTCCGAGCGATTCCCGAGAAGCAGCCGACCAAGGAAGTGATCGCCGCAGACCCGATCCGACGGCAAGAAGAATTGCCGTTGAACCTTCCCATGCGTCCTCGCGGAACGTCTCTCGATGACGAGAAAGCCGCTAACTTGGAGAAAAAAGTGGACAAAATCAGGTTAGCGCGTAAGATTCGTGAAGAACTCGATGCCGCTGCACGCCAAACGGGAGCCTAAGTGGAAGACGCAACGATCATCCTGACCTTTCATCACGACACCATGGAACTCGACATCGACGCGCCGACCGTGCCGCTCGATTTTGCCATGTCGATACTGGACCGCGCCAAGCGCGCCCTCGAGAATCAGGAAAAGATTCTTCTGGCGCATAAACTTCGGGAGATCAATCAGGAAGAACAACGCACACAGAAAGTCATCTCTCGAATCAAAATGTAATGGCCGAAGACGATTCAATTCGGGAAGAAGAAGGCGCAGCATCTCGCGCCCGTCGCGCCTACGATAAGATGTGGGCGAAATTCGACAAGGACTGCGAGACGAACTGGACCGAAGCCTGCCGCAACCTGCGCCGCGCCTTGTGCAAGAATGCCGGCGAACTCGTTCCTGTGTATACGAATATGAAGGACCACATGGAAATGGTGTTCAAGGTTAAGGAACAGATGAAGTCGGTGGAACGTCCCGAGGAATCCGGCAATCCCGTGGACACCATGAGCGCCTGGCTGCGCGGCGAACAGGAACTCAGCCGCATTCCCCTCGAAGCGCCAAGGAAGATTCAATAATGCCGAAATGCCCGCACTGCAACCGGGAGATGCAACCGAACACAGCCATTAACCTGCCGACGGTGCAGCAGTATCTTTGCTCCTGTAAGGGAACGGTGATTTATAAGAACGAACCACGTTGGTCGCCACCGCTTGAACTTCGACAGGGGAGAAAATAATGTCCATTAGTTACGTCCCCGTACTGATGGGCACCGAAAAAAAGAGTTACGGACCTTCCAACGAAGAACGCAAGATTTCCCGCCAGATCGACCAGTTGCAGCAGATGAGCCGCCGGGAGCGCGACCAGAAGCAGGGCTCCGACCACGCGCAGGAAATGGTGCAGCTCTACAACCTGAACAATTATCCGACCACCGCTTCGCCATCCTTCCGGCCCAAAGTTATTCTCCCCGAAGCGCAATTCCTGATGTGCTGCGAAGCGACCGACCTAACAAACGATACCCCTAAAGTCTACATAAGCGTTAATGGCAAGGCCGACGTGGAGCGCGAAAAGGCGTTCAATGCGGCGTGGCGTCTGGGGATGTTCAATAACCGGATCTTCGATGCCGTGTTCTGGTCGCAATTCGTCAATCCGGCCTGGATTCAGTTGGGCTACGCGCCAGACGCGCGCAACGGCAAGGGCATGGTCTGGATTGCCGCCGATGATCCGAGCACGGTGTTTCCCGATCCGCACGCCGTCGATGACCGCAGCATGGCTTTCCTGATTAAAGAACGGCATTTTTACGTGGACGAGATTCGCCGCATGTATCCCGATCGCGGCAAGTACGTGAAGATTGGCGGAGGGTATGACGATTACGAAGATAATGAAATGGAAGGGTCACGTTTTGACCTGTCCATGGAGTTGCCGCCGGGTCCCTTGCGAGTGGACGCCCCGGAAGGCTTCGAGCACCAAAGAAACGGCCCGCGCGTCCGAGTCCGCTACCTGTGGGTGAAAGACTATGCGAAAGAGCGGGTGGAAGAAATTGCTGGGGTTAAGGCGGGCGAAGGCTTCGAACTGGTTGTACAGCCAAAGCACAAGTGGAAGTTTCCGAACGGTCGTTTCATTGTGGAATGCAACGGTATTATCCTCGCCGATGGACCCAATTTTATACCGCGACTGCCAGAAGATGATTTTGGAACTTTCCCATTCGTTGGAATCTGGTCAATGCCGCATCTCAATTCTATGTACGGTCCTGCTCCAATGCGTTATGTCAAAAGTCCGCAAGACATCGCCGAGCGCATGTACACCCAACTCATCGAAAACATGATTCGCACGAATAACGTGCAGTGCTGGATTCCGCGGGATTCAGGCATCGACATTGACGCTTACGGCGGGTTGCCTGGAGAAGTGCAAGTGTACGACGGCGACAAACCTCCGACCATGAGTTCGCCGCCGCAAATGCCGCAGCACATGACGCAGATACCGGAACTGTTGCTTTCCAAGGTGGCACGCTATTCCGGTACCACACCCGAACGGCAGGGGCAGGCTGGCGGGGGGAACGTGTCTCCCGAACTGTTCGACGCAGCCGTGTTTCAGGGTCAAACCTTCGTACGCATGAAGGCGCGACTCCTCGCCGAACAGTACCAGCGTCTTAGCCGCATGGTTTTCTACACCATGGCGCGATTCAAGCGGCAGGAAGATACGTTGCGCCCGGCGCGCGGCAAGCAGCAATCGAGCAAGTGGCTGCCGCTACCGGATGGCGCGGAAGCCGACATCGAGATGGACGAAGCGGACCTGAAAGCCGTGTCCTCGTCGATGATGAAGAATTTGGTGATGGCGCTATCGAAGACCGGCGCGCTGCCGCCGAAGTTTATTTTCGAAACGCTCGGACTTCCGAACGCGGACGAGTTGGCCGCGCAATCGCAACAGGCTCAAGAGCTCGCCGCGATTTCCCGTCTCAGAAAGCCCCGGTGATGAGTACAAGCACACAATGGGTCAGGGTCGGTGACGCGGCCCGCTATTATCAGACCACGACGCAGACGATCCGCAACTGGTGCCAAGCAGGAATACTCGTTCGCGTCGGATGCCGCGTGATGCGCGATCCGAACGGACGCTGGCGCATTCTTCTCCCCACTCGCATCGACTAATACACAAAATCCACCAAGTCACCCCTTGTGACTATTTTTAGACGGCCTCACTGTGTCCCGCGTGGCCCGTTACGAACTCATTCATCTCTCCGAACACACGCACCCAGATTATTCAACGCCGATCTACCTCGTTCAGTTTGCCGTGGACGGCAAAGTTTCTCCGCCTTTTTGGTCAACTAAGAAGGCTCGCGTGGAACTCGGAGAAGATGCCTGGTTCGAAGGATTGAAGTCGGAAGCGGAAGCGGCACTTTTGGAAAACGGCCCGGCTAATCGGGCGCTCACGAACTAAGGGGAGAATTATGGCGCGCAGAAAACGCGGTTCGATGAACACCAAGATGGCGGGACGAAACCCCGGCGCACGCAAGGCCGGCCGCTACTAAGAGTTTGCTTAGGTTGAGGGTCTCCCCTGAAAAAGCAGGGTGCTCAACCAGAAAGGAGACAACCACATGGCAAAACGCCGAGGTCGTCACGCAAAACGCAAGTAGCATTGCGCAGTAGGCACTAAGAAATATGG